GGCGCACCTAGTGACACCAAACCGTTGGAAAGGTCACCCCGCAGCCAAGTGCTCAGAACAACTAGGCACGAAGCACGAAAAGGACGCGGTCAAACTGGCCCGATGGTTCATCAAGTCACAACCGAGGACCAATGCCAAAGACAACAACGAAGTCGAGAACAAAGTATCCAACCGGTAAGAAACAACCTACTCCACTACAACTCACACAACGAGTCAAGGACATATCAACCACCGAACGCGGCACCTTCAAGACGTGTCGCAGGCGCTGGCACTTGGAGGTCATCGAGAACCTCGCACCACGTGTCCCAAAGGGAATGGCACTTGACTTTGGTAGCGGAATACATGAGGCACTTGAGGCATACTACCTCAGGAAGGCCGACACGCCGGAGTACCTACAGTCGGCTGCCGATAGTGTCATTCTTGATGCAGCGCTGAACGCCTGGGATAAGTGGTACTACTGGGCCGATGAACGCATAGTCTCCGACAAGGAGCTAATGACTGAGGCTAAGGTGTCACTAGGTGATGCACTTGTCGAGCTCGGTGACTTGGGAGAAGAGATGCTCAGGGGGTACCATCAGTACGCCCATCACGAGGATGACTTTACTGTCCATGCCATCGAGGGCATGCTGACAGGCGCAGGCACATCCTGGTTGAACAAGCACTTTGAGGAGCGTGAACACATTGCTGAGCACTCCGAATCAGCAGTCGTTCTCCACAAACCCTCAGGACGTTTGCTATGTCCAATTCTTGACCCTGAGACACGTCAACCGCTCCCAGGAAGGCCGTGCCTTAGTGCCAAGATCGATGTGTTGGCATTGCGCAGACCAGAAGGTGTGCGAGGCTTGTGGATTTATGATCACAAGTCATCAGATTCACAACCGAACGACCGCGGACTAGATTTCGACGACCAGGCGACAGGGTACACATATGTAGTGTGGCGCTGGTTGGGAATGATGCCACGGGGAGTTTGCTTCAACTACTTGATCAAGCAAGCTCCCAAGGAACCGCGCATTCTGAAGGCTGGTAATCTGAGTGCTGCAAAGGACCAGTTGACGACAGCGCAGAAGTACAAAGCAGAGTTGCAGCGTCGTGGCCTCATGCTCAAGGACGGTACCGTCAAGACGCAGAAGTACCGGGAAGCCTATGAGGCGTTGCTCAGCTATGGTTGGGACAGGTTCTTCACTCGTCACTATGTGATGAAGAACCTCAACGAGATGCTCAACTTTGAGTACCGTCTAGTGGACGAGTACTATGACATGCGCGAAGTGTACGAAGGTGACCTAGCACCTTACCCGAACATGTCTCGACTATGGTGTCCACGATGTGAAATGGCACCCATATGCCTAGCGATGGAGGATGGGAGCGATGTAGAGTCGATCATCGACACTCGCTACATGCAAGCTCCTGACCGTAAAGCAAGCCGTCGAATCTAAGGGGCAAACAATGGGCAATAAACTCACCAGCCAAAAGCTGCGTCTTGGTGTACGCCGCGGTATGTACAACAGCATCCGTAGTGATCGGCGACAAGGATATCACCAACCAGGGTCGATGAACCCTCACAAGTCCGCAAGTGTCAAGCAGGAAAGGAAGAAGCGATAATGGAGGTTCACCTTCCCCATCAGCGACGTTGGTGCAAGGCACTAATCTTCGCTCCAGCTGGTCATGGCAAAACGTGCTTGTTGGGAACTGCGCAGGAGGATGAGCGCACGTTCCCCATGGCGTTCCTGGACTTCGAATCAGGGTACGAATCACTGGCAGGACTGGACATCGACATCTTCCCCATACGCTCATGGCGCGACGCTGACCAGATCTATGAGGCGTTGCTTGACGGGGCAGTGAAGAAGGTGGGAGGGGAGGAAATCGACTTCAGTGAGTACCGTTCAGTGGGCATCGACTCGATCAGCGAGTGGCATAGATGGGCCCTACTGAACATACTTGAGGAACAAGGGCCGAATCGTAAGAACCCAGACCTCATCGAACAGGGTGACTACGGTGTGGCAGCCGTACAGATGAGGCGTACGCTCAGGAAGTACCGGGACTTACCAATGCACGTGTTCTATGCAGCACATGCTAAGCAGGCAGACATGCCCCGTGAAGGCAGGATCACGCTTCCTGACATGTCTGGTCAGTTGGCTGAGGAAGTTGCAGGTCTTGTGTCAATGAGCGGGTACCTTGCTCTCTCAACTGACAGTGATGGAGAAGAGGAGAGGATCCTATTGATGCGGAACTACCCAAAGTACCGTGTCAAGGCGCGCACCAAGTGGGGAGGTGACGTTCCAGACGAGCTAGTTGAACCGACCATCGGTGAACTGCTCGACGTACTTGGCTACAGCGAAAGCGAAAATGGAGGCAAGAAAAAGAAGAGGAGAAAATGATGGCAGTAATCGGTAGTGTGATGCCCGAGGAAACTTTCATTCCTTGGCCACAGATCATCAACGCTGTACTCACCCTAATACAGGACACCGATCAGCAAGTCAAAGCGGTAAAGGGTGAAGGCTGGTCGGTGTACCGTACGGGAAAACTCATTCGAATCGACATTCAGCAAGGGGAGTAATGCCTAGTACCACTGTAAACTTTGCCGATGTAGATAGCTTTGAACCTCTGCCAGAAGGTTCATATGACATTGAGGTGGACAAAGTCGAAGTTCGTCGCAACAAGGCGGACGACGGTGACTACCTCAACTGGGAACTGGTCGTCATCGATGGTGAGTACGAGAACCGCCGGCTGTGGATGATCACTTCACTCAAGCCTCAGGCGCTGTTCCGCCTCAAGCAAGTCCTCCTGGACCTCGGCATCATCGACGAGGATGAGGAAGAGATGGACCTTGAGTGGGACGATGACGTTGAGCCCACAACCAGTGGTGGCCCGCTGCTGCTCTACCCGGAGTTGCAGGGTATCGAAGCAGTCGCTCAAGTCAAGAACGAGATGTACGATGGTCGGGAGCGCAACCGAGTGGAGAACCTATTCGGCCCCGACAAGAAGCCCAAGAAGAAAAAGACAACTCGTACCGCAGCTGCTGAGTCACGTGGCAACGGTGGACGTTCACGCCGGCGCACACGTGACGAGGAAGAAGACGAGGATGAAGATGAGGAAGACGAGGAGGAAGAACGTCCACGTCGCCGGTCCTCAACATCCTCAACCAGTGCCAAGTCCAGGACACAGACCCGGTCGCGCGAGAAGGCACGCCGCAGAGTGCGATGAGGACACTGATTGAAGTGTGGGTTTGCCCCACTCCCGATTGCCCTGATTACTACGGTGCCCTGTCAATCGAGGGTGAAAATCTCGGTGAACAAATGAACCGGGACATAAAGAGCAAACCCACCTTCTCTCGGGCTGTCTGCCAGATGTGTAAGAGCAAGGGCATCAACGTCGAGCGCGAATGTCGATACGCAGTTGTGCTCGATCATGGGCCGGAACAACCGACTGGTCCTACCCTAGCAGTACAAGAAGCCTACAAGATCCTGCGCAAGGCAGGACACTCCAGCGTAACCTAGAGAGGGGGACCAGTTGATCGCTTGTGTCAGCAAGGTGTTCAAATTCGAGGCAGCGCATTCGTTACCCAATCATGATGGCAAGTGCAAGAACCCTCATGGTCACTCCTACAAGGTGGTCGTGTGCGTAAAGGGTGAAGTGAACGAAAAGCAGGACCATCCCAAGGAAGGTATGGTGATTGACTTTGCTGACATAAAGGCTGTATGGAAGCATAGCCTTGAACCTCTACTCGATCACAAGGACCTCAACGAGACATTACCAATAAGTACCACAACTGCTGAGAACATCGCCGGTTGGGCACTATTGGTATTCAGGGCAAACCTTGTACCAGTTGACAAGGTGGAAGTGTGGGAGACTGAAACCTCCTGTGCCTGCGTTACGTTCAGCGATGCCTGGGCGGATGGCAAATGGGAAAGTAGACGAGTCATGGCAGGGGCGGGAGCAGTATGACAACAGTAAAGGCACAGGGGCAACTTGAGCGCAGTGAAGCAGCACGCCGAAAGAAGTTTCCAGTCGTTGAAGTATTCGGTCCTACAATTCAGGGAGAAGGCATCGACCAGGGTGTTTCGTGCTACTTCATTCGCCTTGGCGGTTGCGATTATCGGTGTGTATGGTGCGATTCTCCTTTTGCTGTACTACCTGAACTAGTAAGACGCGCCACTCGGTTGAACTCAGAGGAGATAGTAAGTAAGGTTGCTGCTCTAACACCAGGGCCGAGCTGGATAGTCATCTCAGGTGGTAACCCAGTCCTGCACGATCTCTGGTTCCTAGTTGACATGTTGCACGGCGCTGGTTACAAAGTAGCAGTTGAAACACAAGGCACTGTGTTCAAAGAGTGGTTGTGGCGAGTTGACCGGGTGTGCGTATCACCCAAGCCACCATCAAGTGAATATACCACTGACCTTGACGTGCTGAGGAACTTTCTTGAGGTATGCCATCCTGTCACTGGTACAGTCTTCCTCAAGGTAGTTGTTCAAACTGTCACTGACTATAACTACGCCAAGCTGGTTCATCGACACTTCAGCAGTCTGCCAATGTTCATCAGCGCCTGTAACAACGCAGGCTCAACGGTAGGTAACCCAGCTGGTGAGGATCATCGCTCGGAAGATCAAGTTGCCAAAGACCTGATCAACAGTGGACGCCGATTGGCAAACCGACTCATGATCGACCCTGACATGGCGGACGTTAGGGTGCAGGTGCAGAACCACGTACTCTATTGGGGCAATGAACGTGGCCATTGACAACAAAGGGGAAATGATGGGAACAAAGATGCGCGTGGCTGGCGGAATGATAGACGAAACTATCCGCCATGGTGATGTTGACCGACCAGATGGTAAGATCGACCGTCTAACTGAAATCATCGGTCGAATGATGATACAGCTTGATCCCGATATTCCACGACGCAGTACCAACAACACACCAGTCCGCGTTGCTCGCATGTTCGTCAACGAGTTGACAGCAGGGTATGACGTGGACATCGAGGACTTGTTCACTGCTGTCTTTCCCTCAGAGGGTTACGATGGCATGGTTGCGGTACACGAAATTGCCATCAACTCGATGTGTGAGCATCACTGGTTGCCCATCCATGGTTTCGCACATGTTGGGTACCTACCAGAGGAAAGTGTACTGGGCCTGTCAAAGGTGGCGCGTGTGGTTGACGCCTACGCACGTCGCTTCCAGCTGCAAGAGCGGTTGACCAAGCAGGTAGCAGACGCCTTTGAGAAACACCTTGAGCCGAAAGGTGTCATGGTTGTCATCGAGGCTGAACACTTGTGTCTGTCAGTGAGAGGAGCGCAGAAGCCAGGTACGATTACAACAACCAGTGCAGTCAGGGGAGCGTTTGCCGATCCCTCCACTGGCGCACGTGACGAGTTCATGCGGTTGATCGGCAAGTGACATGGCACACGAAATCTGGATAGGCTTGCAGGAATTCCAAGATGAAGTGCATCGTCACTCACTCACCCACGGTTTTTGGGACCACGATGACAAGACACACCAAGTAGACGCTGAGAAGTTTGCACTCATGCACTCAGAGATTTCTGAGGCACTCAGTTCACTACGTGACGGCGACATGGAACATGTAGGCATAGAGTTGATGGACTGTGTATGGCGTATTGGCGACTACATGGCGCATCGTGGCTTGCACATGAATCACTACAACAATCTAGTAAGGGAGAAGAACTCAAAACGCCCTATGCTCCATGGGAGGAAATGGTAATGGCCTTCCAGAACGGCAGGTTACCAGACGGTGCGTTATCGCCGATACTCAATGGGGAGCTGAGAAAGGATGCAGCAGCTGCCTGGAACACTATGAACGTCGAGGCACGTTCACTTGGTGTAACGCTTCGACCGACCGGTTCAAAGTCCAGCTATCGTACATACGCGGAGCAAGTTGAACTGTACGCTATGTACAGAGCAGGCACTGGTAACCTTGCTGCACAACCTGGTACTTCGAACCACGGATGGGGACTTGCAGTTGATGTGGCTTCCCAGGAAATGCGTTCGATGGTTGATCGCATCGGAGAGAAGTATGGCTGGGCTAAGAAGTGGTCAGACGCGCCCAGCGAGTGGTGGCATATCAAATGGAAAGAAGGCAGTTGGGCAGGACCTGATCCCGGCCCCGCTGGTTTGGGAGTGCCACCGACACCGACACCACTACCTAAAGGAACTGATTTCAGCATGTTGAACGCAGTCGTCAAGAAGAACGGTGCCATTGAAGTGTTCGTCGAGGCGAAAGATGGCGAAGTGTTCCACACCTGGCAGACCGGGGAGAACTCGGGATGGGCCGGCGCGGAGAAGGGCAAGCGCAACGCTGGGTGGTATACACTCGGTACACCAGGCAAATAACCAATCTACATCTGCGGAGATAGCAAAATGGAAAAGTGCATCGTTCTTCACTCTGGCGGACAGGACTCGACCACCTGCCTGTTGCTGGCCATCCAGGAGTACGGCAGCAAGAACGTGTACCCTGTCGGCTTTTTCTACCATCAGACCCATGTCGTTGAGCTTGACCAGGCAGAGCGCATTTGCAAACTGTTAGGTGTAGCAGAGCGGCGTCGTGTGTTCAACCTGGGAGTGCTCAACGATCTGGGCGGTGGGGCATTGACCAACGCAAACATCGGTATCGATACCGATGCGACTGGTACAGGCAACAAGTACGCGGAAGCACATGGCCTGCCATCAACTGTCGTGCCCGGCCGCAACGTAATGTTCCTCGCCGTGGCAGCCGCATGGGGTGCCATGTTTGACTGCTACAACCTAATGACAGGTGGGTGCCTTGCTGACTACGAAGGTTACCCTGACTGTCGGCCTGAGTTTTACTCGACGATGGAGGAGGCACTGGTCAATGCACTTGATGAAATCAGAGTTACCATCCTCACCCCGCTTACCCTCAAGTCAAAGGCCGAAACATTCCAGATTGCAGATGAGTTGGGTTACCTCGATTTCATCGTTCGTGAAACACACACTTGTTACCGTGGGTCACGGGAATGGCACGATTGGGGAGCAGGATGTGGAGAATGCCCTGCGTGCCTCACTCGCGCAAACGGCTGGTACGAGTTTCAAGCTATTGTCGGCGCCTGACGACCACATCAATCACCCGGCCTACTATGGTGGCAAGGATGCCACCTATGAGGCAATCAATGTCATCGAGGCATGGGACCTTGGATTCTGCCTTGGCAACTGTGTCAAGTACATTGCCAGGGCAGGTAAGAAGGACAATGCCCCACTTCTCGATGATCTCAAAAAGGCACGCTGGTACCTTGACCGAGAGATAATGAGGATCGATGACCGAACTAGCACTGATACCGCCAGTCCCACATCTGCATGACTTCGCAACCAGTGGCTCGTGCATGCTACTGGCGCACCTTTGCCGTAACCCGAAGTACATCGAGTACTACCGTCAACGCAGAATGCTGGATGACTACCTGATCCTCGACAACTCAGCGTTCGAAAAAGGTTCATCAGTGGTATCAATGCCAATGCTCATGGCAATAAGCAATTACATGCAATGCCAGGAGATCGTTGCCCCTGACACCATCATGAATCGCCATGAGACATACGGTAAGTCGCTTGAGGCAATTGCCTGGCTGGATTCACATGTAGGACAAGCAGCATGGATGCACGCTGGTAGGCCGCGTATCATGATTGTTCCACAAGTTGATCCTACCTTCGAGGAAATTGACGACTATGCAGTTCATGCGGCAGACATGGCAAGCGCGTGGAACTACGGTGTACCTTATCTGCGTGGTCACATCACACTCGGCGTATCGAAGAACATGGACAAGTTGCATGGCGGCTGGTTGATGTTGTTCCGTGAGGTGGTGCGTGAACTTGTCCGTGAGTTCAATCTACAAGTGCATTGCCTAGGTTTGCCCAAGGAGCTCAACCGTACGCGTAAGGTAGTAATCGAGAATCCTTACATCAGGTCACTCGACACGGCATTGCCGTTCGTATGCGCTTCTGCTAACCATGTGATGACTGACAACGGTACTAAGTTACCGAAGCGCCCACCTGAGTACCTTGACTTGCAGTTCAATGAGGCTCAACTGATACTTGCGCACGGCAATATCGACTTCCTCAAGGAATACTTCAAGTTCTAGTGGCAACTATAGCACCACCTACTAACTTCCGCAGGATCTGCGCTGCCTGTCCTAACCAAGAGAAGTCCGCCTGCCAACGACCAGTCGGTCGAAAGTACGAACATGCGATTGTCATTGACTATCCAACCAAGCTTGAAGCAAATAAGGGACGACTCGGTGAAGGTGACACCGGTCGACTTATCAAAGCAATACTTAGGCCGCTTGGACTTGGAACGGACGATGTCTATATTACATCAGCTCTCAATTGTCGTCCTGGCGCAGTCAAGCGAGAAACAATTATACGTCCCGCCATGGAACAGTGCCGTCCACGACTGGTTGAGGAGCTACGTTCAGTCGGAGTTCGAAAAGTACTTTGCCTTGGTCCAATCGGCTACTCTCAGTTGCTATCACTACCGAAGGTTGCACGAACCTCTAAGCAGCATGGACGATGGAAGCACGCTTATGGAATGAAAGTACTCATGACGTATGCACCGGTGGTCATACTTGCTGATGCCACGTCATCGCGCAGCGCAGGGTTGTTCCGTGACTTCGACCGGGACATTCGTAAGTTCTTCACAACCAAGGGCCCTGACAAGTATCCAACAATTGAAGTTCACATTCCCAAGACGATTAGTGAAGTTCGTGAGTTGTTTGCTTGGATGCTTGAAGAAGCACAGCATGTGTCAGCTGACTTTGAGACGACAGGCCTGTCAGTCATCGACAGCAACTGGCTCGCACTAGGTTACAGCTGGGTGGATGAGGATGACCCATACCTAGGTACAGCATTCGTACTCACAGAGAAAATCCTGAATGACCGGAACACGTGGAAGTTAGTCGGCAAGCAGTTATCTCACGACCAGGCCACAGTATTCCATAACGCAAAGTTCGACCTCAAGTGGATGAAACGTGGCCTTGAGAGTAATGGGTTACGATACGAGCCATGGTCAGTTGAAGATACTATGCTGCTCAACTATCTCCTTGATGAGCGCCCAATCGGTAGAGCAGAGGCGCACAATCTCGATGCTATCGCCCGGTACCGTTTCGACGCGCCTGACTATAACATCGAGATGGGCAAGTGGTTGAAGGCATATGCGAAGGAGACTGACCGCAAGGTACGTGCCAAGATGCGTAGAGAGATGTACAAGTACTGTGCGGCTGACGTCTACTACACTGACCGGGCCTATCCCATCCTTTACGATGAGGTTGCTGAAGAATCAGAAGGTCTACTCGACGTTTACAACAAGCTGCTTATTCCCGGTACTATCGCATTGGCAGACGTTGAGTCAGTTGGGATTCGTCTAGATGTCGATGAGTTGCAACGACTCAAGGCTCAACTAGGTGAACGCGAAGAAGGCATGCTAGTAAAGATTCGAGAACATGCACGTGACTTCGGTTTCGAAGGTTGGGAGAATTTCAATCCCAACTCATCAAAGCAGATGAAGGTGCTGATGTATGACCATCTCAAGTTGCCACCAACCAAGACGCCACGACGAGGTAGGCTGCAAGAGGGTCCTACATCAACACCGGTCATGCGAATCCTACGTGACAAGTTCCCTCAGTATTCCCCGTTCATGGGTGACGTGATGGCGTACCGTACGGCGAAGAAGACTATCGGTACTTACGTCGATGGGCTAAGCAAGCGCCTATCGAGCGATGGTCGAATACGCTCGGACCTACTTTTGAACGGTACTGAAACAGGACGACTGAGTTCCCGTAATCCCAACTTGCAAAATGTACCGGAGGTGTCCCACATTGAGATTGACATACGGGCGTGCTTTATTACTACTAGCGAGGAGTGGCTCCTCCTGGAAGCTGATTATTCACAGCTGGAACTCAGAGTTGCGGCTCACCTGTCTAAGGATCCCGACTGGTTGCAGGTCTACCTTGAAGACCGAGACCTTCACCAGGACGTGGCAGGCGCGCTTTACCATAAACCGAAAGAAGAAGTTACACCGTACCAGCGATGGTTGGCGAAGAACACTGTGTTTGGTGCAATGTACGGCAGAGGAGCTGAGTCACTTGCACTTGGTCCCGAAATGGATTACATTGAGCGAGAATACGGCGGCACTCGTTGGACGCTTGAAGAAGCGAAGCAGTACTTCCGAAACTTCTTTGACCAGTACAAGGGATTCAAAGCCTGGATCGACGAGCAGCATCGAGTGGCCCACGTTCGCCACTTCGTTGAGACACCCTTTGGCAGAAAACGAAGGTTCCCATTTATTCCCAGGAACGATAATGGACTGGTCAAAAGACAGTCCGTCAACACCCCCATTCAATCAACCGCCTCAGACATAACACTGTCAGCACTCATTCGAATACACGAGCAACTACTTCTGCTGAATGAACAGTACGGTGAAGTGGTTGCTCGTGTGATTCTTACCATTCACGACTCGGTGATGGTTGAGTGCAAAAAGAAGGTAGCAAGAAAAGTAAAGAAGATCATGCTGTACGAGATGCAGGAGAACGTTCCAATTGACACACTGGTGCCTTTCAAGGCAGAAATTCACGAAGCCGATAACTGGTCGGGCCTAAAGTGATTGAAGAGAAAACAGCACTACTTTCGTTCCTTGAGCCAGGAACAAATCTGCGAGATGCGGCACTCGCGTATGCCGCTAACCGGATGTTCGTCGTCTGCCTGCGGGAAGGCGAAAAGAAGCCTGTTTTCAAAAACTGGCAACGTAGGGCCACAACCAAGGCTGATGAGATTCGTGACCAATGGGGTGGCAAGGATTACAACATTGGCATTGCGCTTCAACTCAGCGGCTTGGCTGTCATGGATATTGACCCGCGCAACGGAGGTGACAAGACACTAAAGGACCTGCAAGAACAACACGGTGACCTTCCCTCGACGTACACCGTTCGCTCTGGTGGTGGAGGTTCACACTTCTACTATCGTGTCCCAGCTGATCTCGACCGAAGTATGCTACCGCAGAAGATTGGGCCTGGGCTTGAACTCAAGAAGTCAGGACAGGTAGTTGTACCGCCTTCAATCACGGACAGCACCTATAAGGTAGTGCAGGGATCGCCACTTGAACTTGCACCGTTGCCCTACAAGTGGATCTTCTCAGTACTAGGTGATCGCATTCACAGCGATGAAGGCATTCAGTTCGCCGATACGATTATGCTGGGTGAGCGCAACGACAAGTGCACTCAGCTAGCTGGGTTGTTTCGTCGGCACGGTGCAACCGAGCAGCACATTCATGCCATCATCGATGGACTAGGTGAACATGGCTTGATCGAAGGTTACCACGATATTGACAATAAGACTGGTAAGACGTTTGCTGAGTACGATGTGCCGCTCATCGCTCAGAGCGTAGCAAAGTACCCTCAGGAAGCGATGCACTTCCTGGACATGAAGTTGCGCATCAACAGCGGTAAAAGGGCAATCGAGCCCAAGGCAAAGGATGCACCGTATGGCATACTGGGTGAGTTCATCAAGTTGACAAACAAGTACAGTGAAGCTCACCACATGGCCATACTGGCAACTTCATTGACGATGATTGGCAACATGATGAGTCCATACCTGGGCTTCAGCGTTGGCAAGACTTGGCATCCACCGTTACTCTATACACTTATCGTTGGCCCAACCAGCGAAGGTGCCAAAGGACAGAGCGAGTCGCGTTGCGAAGAACTCATGGAGATAGTCGATGAAGGATGGGTTGACAAGATCACCAGTGGCCTAGCGTCAGGTGAGGGCCTCATCGAAGCAATTGCTGATGCGACAGCGACTGGTGAAACCTCCACTATTCAAGGCAAGAAGGTTGCACATACCTATAATGCTGGTCATGCAGATAAGCGCCTCATGATCTTCGAACCCGAGCTGGGCCGGTTGATCAAAGTGTTGCAACGACAGGGTAACACTACCATGGAAACACTGATCGACCTGTGGGACCGTGGATTCGCCAGTAAGCTCACCATCCAAAGCAGGCATGTCAAAGACGCTCGTATCTCAGTGGTGATGCACGCGCCTATGGTAGTTGTGCAGGAACAAATGTCCTACGACTGGTTGATGAACGGTTTTGGCAACCGCTTCATATGGGTGTGGGCAAAGCGAACCCACCTTGAACCCATTGGTTACAAGATTCCTGAGGAAGCGCTCGATCCTATCGCCACGGACATAATCGATGCTGTCACTGTGCTAGCTGACCGGTTCGACACACGCAAGAAGCCACTTGAAGTTGGGTTCACTCGTGACGGTGCTGAGTACTGGGAAGAGTTGTATGAAGAACTGTCCAAGGATAAGTACTCAGGGCATCTCGAAACAGCGATGGGGCGCCGGCGTAGCTATGCCAGGCGAATTGCCATGATCTTTGCGGCACTGGACTTCAAGAAGCGAATCGACGTTCATCACCTTGATGCAGCAATGTCACTCATCGACTACAACGAGGAGACACTGGTTCATTTGTTTGGTCAATCCACTGGCGATAAGGTTGCTGACAGGATTTACCTTGCACTTGTCGAGCATGCCTCAGGTCTCACACGTACTGAGATTGTCCGGGACATCTTGCAGAGCAACTATACCAAAGCGCAGATCGACGTTGCCACAAAGAAGTTACTTGAGCGTGGCCTGATCAACGAGACAAGTTCCAGACTGCCTGGTAAGCGCAAGCGCGAGACAGTATACATCGCCATTCAAAAGCAGTAAAGGTAGAGCAGTGGGAAGAAGAAAGGAACTCAACTACAATTCAAAGGCAGTACACGATTTTCTAGATGAAAATCGTATAGTAGAGCATTTCAAGAAGGGCAGACAAATAATCTACCTCAACAAGTACCCAATAGAGGATTACCACAAAAGGAAGATTAGCAGTTGGAGTAGCAAGAGAGGTGTAACTCTAAGCGCACTTGATGAAGTGCTAGTAAGATATGGCATGAGCATTCGGGAATTCGAAACATGGTGCGAGCACAGGGGAATAGATCCTGTCTCGAATGGGGGAACAAATGATCACACCGCTGTTGATACTTGACTCGCGTGAGAAGTGGCATCCCAGTCCAGTTGAAATGATACCCAAGGTTGGTGGTGCGCGCATCAACGGGGAACCGATTGACCTGAACAACTTGCCAGACGGAGGTCATTTAGACTTTCCTGCTAACATGACCCAACCAGTCTGCCCATTGGTTGGTTACCATCGTGTGGCCGATGGTGGAGGACTCGTTTGGCATCAGTTCTGGTTTTGGTACTTCTATAACCCAAAGAAGTACGCAGGCTTCGGTGAACATGAAGGTGACTGGGAGATGGTACAGATCGGTTGCAAAGACGAGCTAGGCGACGAACCTGTACTAGTCACTTGCTCTCAGCATGATGGAGGAGAGAAGCGCGAGTATTGGCGCGTTGAACTAGGTATCGAGGGTCGTCCAGCTATCTATGTTGCCCGGGACAGTCATGCTAACTACTTTGCACCGCAACGCGATGTCACAGACCAGGTGGATGGCAAGGGTGAACAGCTAATAACGATTGAGTGGCAAGCGTTCGAAGAATGGGCACTCTGGAACGGGCAATGGGGAAACTCATCTAATTCACCTGGACCTCTCACAACCAGGCGCGCGTGGACCGCACCGCATGCTTGGCATGGACAAGCGAGAGGATAACCGTTTCAATATGCGGCGATCTGACGAGAGTCTAGTCGCAGATAAGGTGATCGATCAAACCTGCAAAAGTCTCGCCGCAGGCGCAACGACACGTGCGTCATACGCGGTATCTGAAGCGGTCGTTTGACGCCATTTACAGCGCGTCGCCAACGCCATCGAAGTGCTTAGTTGACTTCTCTCGACGTGTGGCAGCCTTCTCTTCCTTCTTGGCAGCTGCTTCAGCCTTTGCTAGCACCTTGCGAACATCCTCACGCTGCAAGTCTGCTATCTCCTGATCAGACTTTCCTTCCCAGCGCTTGTCGGCTGCATCCCAGACGATTTCACTGTGATCATATTCGATCACTTCGACTCTATCGACCAGTTGCGGTTCGACTGGGATTTCCACTTCCTGCTCGATGATGACTTCCTTTTCCTCATCAGTGCGATTGTCCTCTTCCTCAGTCGGCACTGGCACATAAGCAGGATTCAATACAGAAACAACTTTCCTCTCTGGTTCAGACTCGACGAGCTCCTGGACTACAACTTCTTCTCGCTCAGCATGAACCAGGCGGTAAATACCATCGCCTTCATCCGGATGGTGCGCGTGGTGAACAATCACTCTGTTCATGCTTCCTCCTACAGCACTCGAACGATGTACGAGTCAGACTCGCATGGATCAATATTGTTGTGGGCACTATCAGCTGCTCGGGCATTGAAACCGTGAGCGTGAGCCGCAGCATAGCCTTGCTGTGACATCCAGTTAGTACCACCTGAGCTACTTACTTGATGCGTATGACCAGTCAAGTCAACAGAAGATGTGTTAGTTGACGGTGCCTGCCCAGGAACAGTGTAGGTACCACCTGAGCCTGATGTGTAAAACGCATGGCTTGCAGAACCGTTCAAGTTCGGCACTGAGTGATAATGATTCAAGCTTTGATCTGAGGTACCACTACCACCCGAAACACTTACAGCATGAGTGTGATCGACACTTGTGGCACCAGTGCTACCATTCCTGTTCACGCCCGACTCAAGGTCATTCAGCGTATGGTTGACTTCTCCGTAACTGGTACCACGTGCCGCTTGAAGGTGCGCGTTATCAGCTGGTCCGGCTCCGGTACCCATATTGATGGCACCGACTGACTTCTTTCCGCGCTTGTCGGGAATGCGGACCTTGTTCCCGCCAGGATCGACACCGCCGTTGTAAGCGTGGCCAGTTCTGTTGTAGAACTCAGCATACGTCGTGCGGTCAATGAGACGACCATCTGCAATCAACCAGTCTGTTTCAGGGGGATCACCGTTACCTGAGTATGCGACAATTGCGCCGATTGGCGAAGGTGCAACCAGGCGTGGATCATTACCAGCGCAAGCTTGCTGAGCACCAGTACCGAGTGTTCTCAAACTCGGTGTACCGACTGCACCATCCTTGTTCAAAGGAGCAATCTGCGCATCAGTGATACCGACGATAGGATCAGTACCACCCTGAAGGTGACTGGAGCCGTGTGCCTGAGGTGGCGAACCAGCAACTACTTGTGCCTTGTTCTGACCACCCCAAGTAGTGACGACAAGTGGACCAGGATACGGTCCTGAAATGTCTCCAGTCGCTGCTGCACCACCAACCAGGCGCGGATCATTACCGGCACAAGCTTGATTGGCACCTGCGCCAAGCGTGCGAGATGATGGTACAGTTGGCGCAGCATCGACAGGAGCAGGGCCAGCTGTAAAGAACCCTGTACCGGTGTCAACATCAAGGCGAGGACCTGTCAGCGGTTGATCGGTTACAACAAACGCATGACCGGATGTACCAGGAGTGCTCGGCGAACTGGTTGGCCTACTTGAAAGCGGACCAACATCGACTGACATTGCAATGGCGTCAACACGGTCAACTACTGCTCCAAGATCACGCGGAACATCAGGTGTTGAATTTTCATCAGGCTTAGGAATTCCTAGACGTGGTGAGTTAGTGGTAGCCATGACCTCCCCTTACAATGTCGCACTTGCCAGATCGGTGTACGTAGCGTACGTAGCCACCACGTCTGCGTACGTAGCGTACTCACCTGCTAGCCACCCATATGTTGCATGCTCTACAAGCAAATGTGTGAACTGGTCAGGTCCTACTTTTTGCGATTGTATCGCAGCAACTGTAGCAGCAGGATTAGGGGTTTCAGATGGCTTAGTTACAACTGTGTACTGCCATGCAGTACCTGAGCGTTCCTGAAGATCGACAAATTTGCTACCAGTCAAAGTAGCTTGCGTCGTTGAAATTATTGTTGCTGGTCTGCCACGGTTGAACCCAGGCAACGACATGATGTAAGCACGCTGATCGGCATCCGAAAGTCCCAGCTGCACTTGCGCGCCGACGAACTGCGCCAAGTACGGTAAGTACTGTGATTGGCACGCATTGATGTCCACCATACTTGCCCAACCGGGGAGCCCATCATCGCGCTCAGCTGTAAGTTCTTCAACCGCTTGGAACATTGCGTAAATGCCATCGCACAGTGCCCATAGGTGCCCAAGCTGATCGAGAGTTTGGAACGGCAACAGTTGCTCGAACAACCGAGCAGCAAAGTTTGCGCCTTGAGGATCAGTACTCACGGTGACACCGCTGTAACTGTAATAGTTCCAACCGAAGGCAGTGGGAAAGAACCGGGCATAGTGATATCTGCGGTACCAGCAGCATTGCCAGTGATGTTGATAGTCATGTTGTCCGCGTACTCAACGTAGTCAGCGTCCTCAATGACAGTCATTACCTTACTGTAACGAATGATCGGTGTGTTCTGCCATACAGGTGACTGACCAGATGGAGGAGCACCCCAAGTCGCGGCATTGAGGAACGCCTGAATGCTCGACGTTGCATTGGCAATTGCAACTTGCTGGTTGTTAGGATCAGCAACATGCAATTCCGCAGTTACATCGATAGATGAGTAGTCAGGACTTACAACTGGTGCAACAAAGTTGACTTCACGTAAGCTTTCGATGTACGCTTGCACTTGTGACTGAGTGCCTGAACTAACCGCATTACCGTACTGATCGATTGGACAGAGTGCAACGTACTTGTCATTATTGGTTGTGGCATCAGCTGGGTTGTAATTCTCCCAGTAGGCACAACGATATACACCAGCAAGGTCACATGCCTTACGCGCAAAGTCAGGACCACGAATCGGTGTAGTAGTCCATGTCTCAAAGTCATTCGACAACCGGTTGACATAGGCATCATCGAGCTCAGCGTCATTACCACCAGCCGATACACCATTCAAAGTGACTGACGTTATGTAAGTCAATGAGTCAGCGCGGATAACTGAATCGAGTCCTGACGTATTCCCACCAGGTATAGTTGCTACCAACTGAATCTGCACCGTCTGTTCGTCAACAGGTATCACGTAGTCGCCAACAGTTTCAAAACCGACGGGAGGACTGGTTGAAGTACTCAACGACAGACCTACCGGGGTGCCCGAAGCAATCTCGTAACCACCCTGCTGGTCGATTGCAGTCCAGATTGATTGAACTGTAGCAGGTGTCGCATCGATTGCTGGGTCATGAGCAAGTGGGCCAAATGCACGGAAGATGGCGAAGGGCACGTCACTGGCAACTTCTGCTCCTACTGCTGCCATGGCTGCAACACCGCGAAGCAGCAAGTCAGCGAACCCATTAGGCTTTGGTGTCCATCCAGGGAAGTAGGACTGAATGCGCTCTACGCCAGTGTTATAGAGCAAGTTCTCGTCGAACTCAATCGGGGCAGAAATATACTCGTCAGCCATGGTTACCTTTACGTTTCAGTTGTCCACACCTGGCGAGGATCGCCAGCAATCGGTGGGGAGTCAGACTCGTTTCTCCTTATTTGAATTTCATCAACCAAGGTTGCGAACCAGTCGAGGTTACGCTCGATGATAACTTGGGCATCAGGTACGAAGTTCAGTATTGCCCGTTCTACCGCATTCAGATCAGCGCCACCCTTCTTGAACACTTGCTGCGGTATACCGAATGTGGGATCACTTATGAACATACCGGGCTCGTAGGAAAGTACTGTCCAAATGCGGCTCACAATATCTTCGTCTGAGCCTTGCTCGATTTGCTGCACATCACCATTGGGAATGTCAAAGGTGAATGGCACAGCAATCTCAGGAGCAATAATTGATCCGCCGCCTGGTGGTGTTACATAACTCACCTGAAGTACCCCACTACTTGAGGAAGATTCGGATAACCACTCGATGCCCAACCGCAAGTCTGCAACGCAGTAATCTGTGCATCAATGGACTTACCAACTGCACCGGTGATACCATTGGTGATTCCAGATGAAGCATGACTTGGTGCATTCACGCCGTTGACTTGCTTACCGAGTATGAAGGAAGCGCTTGCATCAGCACCGCTCACAGGTGTATTCCAAACAGGAGCCTTACCGCCTGCCCAGTTACCCGAATCGAAGGCACCGATGTTGAGCCAGTTGTTAGCACCATTCGGCGCTTGCGCAGGCTTACCAGATTCCTCGCTGAGTAGCCAGCCACAGATGACACAAGGTTCAAGACCAACGTCTGCCTGCAACCTAGCGGCAAACTGTTGCTGGTTCTTACTGAGGTGAGCATCAGCATTCTTAGGCAACGAACCTACACCACCTGTTCCTGAACCGCCGCCGGCATCCTGCGACGAGGTAATAGGAGTTGCTGATGTAGTGACAGGCACATACTGTGAACTGACAAACCAGTAAGTGTCCGCCTCATCTTGTACCACAAGAATGAGGTCACCCGTCTGGAAGTTTGCACCAACGTAATCAACTGAGAACATTCTATGACCACCATCGAACGATGGTATCACAATTGCAATAGTAGTACCGTCATACGCTTGAACGAAAGCGCGGACTGGGTAGCGCGATTCATTCTCCTCATGATGAATGTCACTGAACAAACGGTGAAGTTTAGTTGGGTCTGTCATGTCCCCGGCCAGTGCCTCGCCATGAAGCTCCCACTGTCAGCGTCTGCCTTACCGTTGTAACCCCAAGGTAGTACCATTGCGCCCCATTTGTTACCATCGAAGCTACCATGAGAAGTGTTCGCTTGAACGTGCCCGATTGGTTGTGGCAAGTTGAACTCGATGAACACATGACCGGCGTTGGTCCAAATCGTCATCAGCTTACCTGGTCCAGCTTGCCCCCAAGATTCCAAACCGCCCGATGCCTCAGGCTGCTGCAACGTACCTGCTGCACTCAGGATTGCTGACACATAGCCTGAACAGTCATAACCGGGTGGTGGCCCAAGCGACGGTGCGAAGTTGCTATTATGACCACCGGCGTACACATATGGGTAATGCTTGTTGCTGATCTGTATTGCCTTCGCATAAGCGGTGTCAACTACTGCGTTCTTAGTGACAGCAATAGGTATGCCACCAAGCTTCGAACCGCTGATGCTCACCCGCTTAGTTGTCGGGGCAGGCTCATCAAGCGCCGGTGCAGGAAGGTGACAAGTGATCTCACCAAGGTCAGTGTCAAGTGGTCGACGTACTTCATACACCAACCAGCGCCCGTCAGCAGGACCACTATTCTCGATGACAACTGGAACACCAGGAGGACACTGCCAACGCGAGAGGTATGCGCTGATAGTTACCTCATTCAGCGCTTTACCAGTATCAATCTCATAGTCAATCGAATCGATGCCAACTGAGTCCTCATCGATGGTGTCCCAAGGAATCGAGTAGCGCAAGTCATTATCATCGACCCACCAGAGAATGTTGTCGGTTGAAAACACTCGCCAGTTCACTTCCTTGGCAAGACGAACTGCACAGTTCCATGAGTCCTCACGTTTGCCATCAAGGCCTCGCTTGAAAGCATACCGATTGTACTCGGTGAAAGTAACTGACCCCCCGGTAAGACTTGTTCCCCACTTGGTGAGAATTTCCTGCGCTTCCGAAACCCAGCGATCAAACTCAGCCGGCTTGAATGGCGACACAACGCGGGTACCTGATAGGACATAGAACGCCATCTGCCCTGGTGTAGTGGTTGGGTCAATCTTGTAAAACTCCATGGCGTGCTGGTAGAACGAATGCGCATCGGCACTCATTGAAGTACTGTTGATGAAACCAAACAGGCCATTACCACCACCAAACTCAGTGCTTCCTTGAACGTCCTTAGCGTTGGATATTTCAATGATTGATATGAGCGCGGAGATGTGAACGTTGTACGGGACTTTCATCGAGTCACCCACCCGGATGACCTCAGCAACATGATTGATCTGCTGCTTAGAAGCAGACTTGCCCTTGATATCAAACTTAGTACCCTTGTGAAAGCCCTTCATTTTCTTCGAAGCAACTTCCTTAGGAGTCGGTTGAGCATGGGTAACAGCGATAGGCTGAATGACATCCAACTCAGGTGCATAGAACTGCACATTGTAGTTCCTTACTTCCTGGCACATTGCCAGAATGACCTGAGCACGAGTATGCTGGTCACGGTACCAAATGCGAGGTTTACTGTACCGACGCATTTCGTGAATAGTACGATTCTCGAAAGTCAAGTCGAACTGGTCGTGGGACTTATTCACCTGAACCAGCGCGTAATCACGACCGTCAAACGTGCAGTAGATTTCATTCCACTCAGCCGGAACAACCTTCTTCCTTCGTTGCCCAGCGATTGACGTGTAGACACGTGGCGTGTTCGCGCTTACCCAGTCCTTCAACAAACCTTTGATCAGCGTACGTGAGCGATCAAGAATGGTAAGGGACAACGTACCAGCTGCATAGTCCATCGTCTCAAGAATTTCGCCGGTTTGTACAGCTGATGCCAACTGGTCACTAATGCGCGCATCGTTGATGATCAAGTTGTTGATGTCTGTGTCAACCGGAAAGCGAAGCAGCGTGGGTGGAGGTAGCAAGCTTTTCTTGCCAGCACTAAGCCTCTGCAACTGGGTTTGATTCTTGACAAAGTATTGGTAGCTAGTGCTCATTGTTTTGGAAGTTTGATCACACGACCCACCTTCAAGTGGTTAGGGTCGTGTATATGGTTGAGCTTGGCAATGTCACGCCATCTACTACCATCGCCATAGTAGTACACGGCAATTTTGACCAACGTGTCTTTCTTCTTGATCCTGTACGTATGAGGTACAGGCTTAGTAGGTGTGAGATTCTTCGACTGAATAACTACGCTAGGAACATACTCAATTGCGTTGATCGTTCCTGTCTGCCTACACCTATGATTCTGTCGGTTGATGACGTATGTGTCATCGAAGTCAAGTGTACCGCATACCCAGCGCTTGGTTGGGTCACGCGTTAGGTCGTGTGGTACTGCACCATCGGCATCGATAGTAAAGATAGGAGTACGTCCTAGCCTCTTATCATATGCGCCAAGTAGTTCCATGCGCAGGATCAATGGCTCAACTGAGTTACGGGCAGTACCAGTTTTGGGGTTGTAACCATACTGGTCAAAGATGAATGGAATTTGTAACTCCATTCCTTGCGATCCTTGCCACTCAGTGAAGTAAAGCTTCCACATGCGGTTGATCTGCTGCCAACCTTCAGAATCGTGCCTGATCACTTTGACCGGACCAGTCAACTGTGGCACTACAGTGAACTGTCTCTCGTGGCATATGAAGGCGCACTTGATCATTGCCGTGCCAACCGGTTGTCAACGTATCGACCAGTCGCTCGCGCGATCTCTCGACCGTCAATGATGACAGGAACAGTGATCTCAAAGTTTCCTCCTACGCCTACAGGAGATGCTAGTCCTGCTGTGCGCAAAGGTATCACTGAAGCAGCACGAGGTAGATTCAACAACTCAGGACCGTGTTCACCAACCAGGGCCATGCCTGGTGATGCAATCGTACCACCTGATTGTAGACCGAAGAAGTGTCCTATCGAGCTACCAACGTGTCCTACTGTATGAGCAGCACCACCAAGCCAGTGACCAACTGCTTTGATCGGGCCCATCATCTTTCCCCAAATCTTGGTAACTTCCTTTTCTACCCATTGAAATGCACCGACGATCCAATTGGCCACAGGCTTGATGACATTCTTCCATACCCACTTGAATGGGAAGGCAAGTATCGGTCCTACTTTCTTCCACGCATCCTTGATCGCATCTAGTGCCCAATGGAACGCGCCAACCAACCAATTGATGATCGGTGCAATTTCCTTCTTGAACCATTTCCAATGGGCAATGAGCGCAAGCACTACCCATCCGAAAGGTCCCATCAGCAAGAGCAACCACTTCCAGTGTTGCCCAATGAACTTCACCACATCCCAGATCGCATTACCTAGCCACTTGACAGCTACGACAATGGCATGAACCACAGCATTCACAGCCTGATGGAACCACTTGAAGTGCTTGTAAGCCATGTACAGTGCAACACCGACTGCAATCAACGCGACACCGATGAGGACAATCGGATTGATGTCCAGTGCAGCGGACAAAGCTACCCAGGCAACTGTCATCTCAAGTGTGCCACCAGTTACCAACGCTGATGCAATTGCGAAGGCAGCACTCATGCCTTCCCAGATTGCCTGCGCAATGATGATGCCATGAATGGCAACTTCATATGCAACAAACGCCGCAACAACTGGTACGATAATAGGTGCCAACTTGGCCAGCCACGGCACAAGTGCAACAAGCTCCTTGACCATCCAAGCAAGCCCCTTAGCAAGCGCAATTACAACAGGCTGCAACAGGTGACCCAGGTGAATCATTTGGCTTTGAATCGATGACCAGGCGGCATGGATTTGGAAGGCAGCAGTTTTGTGCGTCGCCGCAACGTCTTGACCAAAGTTCTTTGAAGTGTTCTGAATCTGGTGAATCTTCTTACCATACCGGTCAACCTGGTTCATCAACACTTCAAGGACTCGACCTCGACCAGCAGGCAGAATGTCACCGAGCATCGCCTCCTGACGGGCAGGTGAGAACCCAGCTAGACGATTCTTTAGCAGTGCAAGTGTCGCAGGCAAACCTCTTGTCCGCATTGTGTCAGACAGCTGGAACTGCGACAGCCCAAGTTCACCTAGTGCCTTCTTTGCCTTCGCAGTAGGATCGGTGAGGAAGTGGAACGATGTTGCCAACTGTGCCATCGCTGATGAACCACGGTAACCCTCATCAGACAACGTTGCCAAAGCGCCCATCACATCGTTGAGGCTCAACCCTGCAAGTTTACCAGCAGCAAGGACACCGGTGCCCAACGAGTTGACCAGATCTCCCATGCGCATGTTACCGGCGCCAACTGTAGCATTCAGTGTCGCCATCACCTGCTTGAGATCGCCACCACCCTTGATGTTCACCAACCAGGCCGATCCCAGCGCAGTTGTAGTATCCTCAAGGTCTGCGTTACCTACTGCCGCACCCTGAGCGGCAATCTTTAGAGCATCGAGCGCGTGCGTACTTCGCAACCCGATTGACTCAAGGTGATACAAGCCCTCAGCAAGCTTGACAGGACCTTGTGCGTATTGACCGCTGCCAGCCATACCAAGTATTGCCTTAGACATGTTGCCAACTTCAGTTTGCGTTGCGCCTGCCTGAGTGTGGATCATCTCCATTTGTGCATCAAACGTGTTCGCCATCTTCACTGACTGGTAAGCGAACACACCAGCCGCAACAGCAGTAGTTCTGAATGCTTTACCGGCGAGACCTGCAACGCCACTCATCTTGCTGCTTGCTACTTGTGACTTACCAGATGTTTCTTCTGCAGCTGTACCAATGCTACGAACACCTGCGGCAGCCTCTCTAGTGCCAGCAACAAAGCCCTGGAGGTTACTCAGCTTGAGTAAGACATCCAGGACATCTGCGCCATCAGAACCGAAAGACACTTTAGCCCCCTAGCATCTTACCTACGGCGTTAGCAATCCTTGTCGCAAGGTGTTCCTCGCGTTCGTCCTGAATTGCCAAGGTCTTTTGAGCAAGGGCTTGAATCACAGTTAGGTCGAACTGGTTGGTACAATTTAGGAAGTCCATTCCTGACAGGCCTGCTGCTTGAATCTTTGCTGCCTCTAGCAGTGAACTTTCACCAAGTACTATGCTAAAAAATCTTCATCCAGTTTCTTGGTACGATCCGCCAACCAGCCGCTGAGTATCATGTTCTGGTTGGTGATCGCATGTTCACTGCCGAACAAACCCAGCACAACTTCCCTACCATCTTCGGCGTCGAAGTTGAGTAGATGCGCAAGGTGTACATCGAGGCGCACAATAGGGCGCCCTTTGCCTCCTACGCTCATCCAGGGGCCATCGAGTGTCCTTCGACACAGTACACGCTTACAGGCTGCGCGCAAGGTGTCGATAGAACTCAGTAGACCTGAACCGCGACCGTCCACCGGGCGTGTCTCGCGCCGAATCTTTCGGGCAATTGACTCAGTGATTTCGGAACCGATGTACTGATACTCGATGGCCAGCAGGCCGTTGTAGCCAGGCACGTGGATGAGCTTTGTCTTGCCGAATGGCTGTGCTTCGCGCTGTGCTTCGCGCAGTTCACTCAGCAGTGAATCAGGGACATCACCGTTCTCACTGTCGAACAGTTCAATGTCTTCTTCTTCCCGACCCTCAACTTCTACCTCAGGTGGCATGACAGGAGGCATAACGGGCGGGACAGGAGGCCGAGTTGGTGAACCTTCCATTGTTCTCCCCTTGAGTTCCTTTGTATCAGGAACTATACGAATTGATTGAGTTGACAGACATCACTACCACAATCGTCGCTGCATTAGCAGCGTTGGAATCCACCTTCGGATCGTCAACTGTCTTGAGTGGACCGATTGCTTGAATGTACGGCCCGTAAGTCGAGTAGTCTCGATTCAACGGGAACTTGTTTGCAACACCAGTGCCGAAACCTACCTTGTTGAGTAGGAAGCCGACAATGGCAGCGTCACGACTGAGGCGGTAGTTCCGCGTCAGAGTCACATCGGTGAAAGTGGGAAGTCCACCGAGGTCCTCTTCAATCGGGTTACCGCCTGAACGGTACTTGGTACTAGTGGAATCCTTTCCACCACCGTCCCACTTATCCCAAATCCCAAGGTCAACACCATCAATGGAAAACGTGACGAGGAATAGTTGTTCGCGGGTTCCGTCAGACACCGAATCGCCTCCTTTCTTTACGCGGCTAGCGCCTCGGTGACTGGCACCTTGGCGATCATGATGAACACCTGCTCTGCCATGGAACTCGTCCGTAGGCCGATCTTGGCAAACAACTGACCGGCAGCGAACGTTGCATCAGTGTTGACATCCGGGCCAACGCCGACTGAGAACGCTTCCTGGGGAGTTGACCCGTACAGGTCATCGTTCTCCCAGAATCCCATGAGCGGTGCAGTAAGCGCCGCCTGCCAGCGCTTGATTGTGTGACCTTGACCGTCGAGCTTGCTGAACACGAAGTTCTCAGAAATAGGAGCAAGCTCCCACTCGACGGCACTGATTGTGCGTGAACTGGCGAACTGTGACCAGTCCGGCTTGGTTGTCTGATCCGCTAGTGACCTGAAGCCGTACGTACGCGGTACGCCGTAGATCATACGGGTGACATTGACTCCTGCACCGTTCAGGTTGGTTCTGTCACCATCTGTCCATGCAGGTTGACTGATGCCCTGAGTCCACTGAGCAACTCCCATTGCACCAGCAGCAGCGTCATCTGCACCGTAGCCCAACTGGTCGTTGCGCGCCAAATTACCGGCAACGCGCCCACACGGTGGAACTACGCGAGTCGAACCGGGAACAATGCCTGGTATAACATCCCAAGGTGCGAACGCTGCACATCGCCAGTCACCGACCTGAGAGGTGACCGCTTGGGCAGCAGTGATCAGGTCTGCTGCTACATCCGTATCATCCAGGTCGAGGATAGCGATACGCGAGGTCTGGTCAGCGTACGATGCAACAGCCAATTGCACTGCCGATGTTGTTTGGCCAGGTGCTGAGATGACCCCAGGTCCGAGCTCGTCTGTGATGTTCGGCAACAAGGCTTCCAAGTCAGCTGGAGTGCCACTCAGTGCTGCCGCATTGACGAAAGCGCGGTACCCACCTTCACGAAAGAACTGCTGTACTGAATCGTACAGGACAGATGACGGGTCACGCGCGCCGAACGTCGCATTGAACTGGTCGATTGAGTAAACCCAATCGGAAGCTGCTACGGTTGCAAAGCCAACTGGGAACCATGTTCCCCTCTGACTTAGCAAACCAGGGTTAGGAGGAGATGAAACAATCTCCACGTTGTAGCCAGGAAGTGGCGACATTCTTTACTTACTCCTCTCGGATCATGATTCTGGCTCCACCGTCGCAGAAGCGTCCTCGACTGCCTCAACAATTGGGAATGGCGCCGGTGTCGCGTACGGATCATCTGGTGGCACCGACGTATCCTGGTAATCGCTGGGAGCACCGAATACGTTTATCACTTCCTGGACTTCGACAGTGAATACAAGACGAACGGCAGCCATCGTGCGTTCCTGGACACGAGGAAAGTCGTCATACTTTTCATCGTTCCATTCAACACCTTCTGCCCACCCACCCAAATCAGGTAACTCCATGACACAACCACGAATGGCTGCGCCATAGTAACCTGCTACGTCCTTGGCAGACCGTTCGTCACGAGTAGCAACGATTGCGCCAACGGCCAACAACCACCAAGCTGTTACCAGACCGTCGCCATCACGTCGTGGTGGATGACCAGGACTGATACCTGGCGAGATGACTGCAATGTACGGCATTGCTTCTTCTGGATAACGTGTGTACTCGTTCACTACCTCCCATGACTTAGGTGTTGCAATGTGTTCTGTCAAACCGTTCAGACGCTCGATTCGGCCCAAATAGGGCAACAACCAGGTCTGCATGTGCGAGAGCATGGCTGTTTCTATTTGCCCCCGAGTTACAAGGGGACTGTCGTCGCTGTACTGCGGAAATGGAGCAGTCGTAGTCACAGCGGAACAACCACTCCTCGCACAAGGAACATCTGAATCTTCTTCACTATTGCGACGCGCTCAGACTCAGTAATATCGATCACCTTACGCATTGGCATATGTACTGTACCGCGTTGGTGATAAACACCATAAGGGATGTCTGAACCGAACCTCATGAAGTCAGGACCAATTTCCTTGATCTGACCAAGTGCGTTACGACCAGTAAGAGAGTTGTAGAGGATTTCAGATGCTCGCAGAATCCATGGTGCCATGCCTCGACTTTCCTTGTCTGCCACAGTTGAAGGAGCGAGCTCAGCCCATCCTCCTGAGCCGTGACCACCTTCGGTGAGGAACTGGACCTTCTCAATGTTCTGCAAGTCACGGTAGAGCGAATTCCATAGTGGAGTTGCCCTAACTGCTCGCTCACCAAATCGAAGTAAGTGGCGACTGATCTGCTTGTCGCCAAATACCTCGACTTCGATTTGAACGTGAGTTGCTGGTCCTCTGTTCTTCAACGGTGGCATGTCACCTCACCATTGCACGCTTCCCCACCAGAGCGGCATGGGGAAACCTCCTGCGACTGAAATTCCCATGGTACTGTCAGACCCTGATTCCTCCATTTCCTCCTCTTGCTCAGCCTCGGCAACGTCAGCCTGCAACGACTTGAGCTTCACGTCAAACCGGGCCATCAACTTGTCATACATCGAGTTGTTTGCAGCAGCTTGCTCAGGGAAGTAACTCAACTCGATGTTTGCTGCTGCCAGAATGGTGATCACTGCTTTTCCTGATTCCCAGAAGTCAGTATCGATGTCTGGCCCTATTGCTTCGCCTACTTCATCAGCAGCCAAGTCAATAAGGCCAGCAGCATCGGTCTCTCCCGGAACAGTCACGTCGTCAGTGAAGTCACCGGTAATGTTGCCATTCGCGTCGCGCGTCCTAGCACGCAGAAGAAGTGCTACGTCTGACGTGGTAGGAGTGTAGTCACTAACCGGCATGACTTAGTCCGCTGAACGAGCAACCACTGCTTCAAGACCAGCAATTACGCCCTTGCGAGGGTCGTTGCCAGTCGCTTGGACTTCTGCGGCAAGCAAACGTGCCGCAACTTCCCCGTCACCTTCCGACGCGTTGACCACCTGCTGGACCGTAGGATTGTCGTCCTTGATCCAGTTGATGAGTTCCGTATCAGTGGCGTCTGCTGCGCTGAACTGAAGCTCAGTGGTTCCACTTGATCCACTGGTCAACTGTTCGATTGTCTCACCTTCCTTGAGGAAGGCATTGAGGCGCATCCCACGGGCGTAATCAGCCGGCAGTACCTCAACCGTTTCACCACGCATTGCGGTACGATCCTGAGGAAGGATCTTGTCCGGCTCATAAGGATGCTCCTCTTCAATCCGGTAAGGAAATGCTCGGGCGGCAACTGTTACCGTGCGCAGTTCCTTACCGGACAGAGACACATGTGGCTCTCCCCTACGACTGCCCTTTTCTCGTGTTGCCGACACTACTATACCCTCCTTAGCCCGCGAGGCCTGTTGCCACCAGGATTGAGAATGGGTTAGTGACATACATCACCGGCCGCACGCTCGACTGGGACCAGGTTCGCTCTGTTTCCGGTTCCCGCCAGGTCTCCGTACCCAGTGGCTTCTCAATCCGCATCTCACCGACCTGTCCTTCCTGGACAAAGTACGCCGTGCCTGCCGGCACACGGTTGGAGATGTAGAGCTGCTTGTTGATGAACTGCAGGAACTGCTGAAGTGACTGGGCACCATAAA